TCGCTTAGGTGAAGTTGTAACGGATAATTCCCTTAGGCATCTTGGCAATAGTTGCCATGTAGCCATAGATCGCTACCTGTACCTGTAGGTTTGATACAACGTTTACTGACATATAGGCAGTAGGTGACTGGTAAACAGTAAAGGCCTCAGGTGCAAGAATAATTGCAGAGTCATCTACAGTTGTAGTAGCTGCAAAGTTCTTATCCACGTATAGATCAAGACCTAGTACGTTACCGCGAATTGAACCAGGCTGTGTTAAACCGCCTGCGTTCATTGGCTGTGATGCTGAGTAAATAGGACGTCCTGTTGTATCAGATGCACCCATTAGTAGCTGCCATTGTGATCCGTTGGCAATATAGTTTTGTGCAACATAACCAGTAGCCTCATAAACGAGACGTGCTGCTTCTGATGCGTAACCAATAATGCCTGCTGATGTAGCAGCTTGTGCTGTTGTAGCAACAGTACCTGCTGTAATAAGTGCAGCATTAACTGTTGTATCCAAACGAGTTAAATAGGCGTTTTGAAGTTGCTGTGTTAGTTCAGCATAGAAATTAGGATCGGAACGCTCTAGCAATTCAATGCTGAGAGTATTCATACCTGAGTACTTGTTAATTGTGCCTGATAGATACTCTGTAACCATGCCTGTATTAGCAACCGCGCCGCCCTCGGCTTCAACAGTTACAGATGGTGCTACGCCTGACTTACCGCCGGCTGAGGTCACGAGTGAAGGAATATTGATCGTCATACCGCTAGCTGGCAATACTCCGCGTGAGCAAGCGTCAATAGATGGTGTACCAAAACGTGTATTAGTTGGAAACTCGCTTAGGTACTGTGTTGGAGAAAATGCAGGGTTAGTACTGAAATCATCATCTGCTGCTGTTACATAGAGCTTGCTTTCCTCGTTACCGAGTGCTGCCTTGATCTTGTGTTCTGTGTATGCACCCATATTTACAATAGGTGTGCGTACGCGCTGTGAATTAAGCGCGCTTGGTAGGATGATCTTACGAGCTGCTTCTACTACAGGTGCAGCCTCGGCATTATCCTCGGTTGGAGTTTCAGGGGCTGTAGTCACAGCTGCCTCGCTTTCGGGTTGGGTTTGATTGTTTGTTTCATCTGTTTCGCTCTCGCTCGCAGAAATTTTTTGCACAGCGGCACTCGGAAAAGCAGCCGACTCTACAAGGCTGACCTCTCGCAGCTTTGCCGCTGTGACCAAGAGATAACCTTTTTTTGGCTCTGAGGCGATAACTTCCACCCCAACGGATAGGCCATCCATTAGTTGCTCTTGGGCTAGCAAAATTGCATCATTACCGCGCGTTGATGCGCTGATCTTAAAACTTGCGTAAAGGCCGTCCTCTGTAGATTGCATAGTTACCATGCGTCCTACTGGCTGGCTTGTATCGTGTTGCATTAAAAGTTTAACTTTGTTTGTGTCCTGCGCTGTAATGCTGCCTTTAGCAAAGACGATAGGCCCGGCACTTGTCATGCCGATCTCGCCATCATAAGGCGCGATTTTACCGGCAATAGTGCGCCGTTCACCGCTATCTACAGCTTGTACAACACCGCTAAATGTCAAGATCATTATTGTCATCTCCTATGCCGTTAGGTGTTAATTGTTCCATCTCCATAGCTTGTTCTAAGTCAATAAGGCCAAGAGATAACATTTTTTCTATCGCATCTAATCTTGCAGCAGTATCAGCGCGTAGGAAAGTGTCATCTATTGCAAACTTAACAACGTTGCCATGACGTGTTAGATCATCCATTGACAAACGATTTTCTATTGCACTTATATAAGGCTGCAAACTATAAGCTACAAACTCTTTGCGACCATCTAAAATATTTTGGTACGTAAGCGAATTATTCATGTCCGCGCTAATATAATAAGCAGGCACGTTCATAAGACGTGCTATCTCTGTAGCAAGGTACTGGCTAGCTTCGTTGTACATCATGTCTTTAGGACTAAAGCCAATATTTTGTACGTCTAAAGTGCTAGTTAAATATGCTGTAGATCGTGATGCACGTGCAGCTTTCCAAGCAGCTAGTAAACCGCTTATCTGTGCCTCAGGTAGATCAGCGCCGCTATTTTTAATTACGCAGGTAGCCATAGGTGTAGCGGCAGATACGCTAGCTGCTTTTTGTACATCTATTGCGCTTTGTATTGTGCGAGCGCCAGTATCTAATACACCGGGTAACAAAGATTGAAAAGTGACAATACTGCCAATACCGCTTGTAGGTGCTAATACTCCGTTTACATAATAAGCATCTACTAACGTGCCGTCCTCATTACTTTTTACTGTAACTCTAGAGTTTGCGATCCACTCAAACGAACTTGGTCTGCCATCATCTGCATATAAAGCATTAACGCGCCAATAAGCAACGCCGTAAAACAAAAGACTATCTACTGTGTATGCAATAGTCACACTACGCGGCTGTCGTATGTCAGGTTGATCTAGCCATAGTGGAGACTCTAACTGTTCGCCTGTAGATTTTTTGTATAGCTTTAGATCAAGGGTAGATATAACGCCTTTGATTAAATTAGAACAGCGCACAACACTAGGTACTTGTAATGCAATATTGCGATCTATAAAGGGTGCGCCGCTACCTGTCCCATATAGGCCGCCAAAACTATAAACGCCTACGCCGTAGCCTGTGTTCATTACAGGCGGCATTAACTGAGCTGTAACATCTTTTTTAGCTATGCCAAGCGTCTGTAGTAACCCCATAGCCGAGATTGTAGGTTATCCACAGGTAAAACGATACATTTACCTCTCGGCGTGTCTAACTGTAGACCTTAACCTCACCGACAGGCTGAGCTAGGACGTGTACGACCATAGCAAGGCCTATAGGTATATCTACAGCGCCAGCAGATTTACGCCGGACAATACGCCAGCTGCTGTCATTAGTTTTAGCCGCGCAGTTTGCCATCTGCTGCACTAGCACATCCTGGCCGCTGTGACGTATCCGATTGTTAGTCAGCGCGTTATGAAAGTCCGAGCAAGCAGTATAAAACGCCTGCCCTGATACATCTCGCGTCTGCACCCCTGCCATCTGTAAGCGCTGTGCTATAGATGCTGTCGTGTACTTGTCGTAGCAAACTACGCGCGGGTAGTACATGTCTGCCCATTTTTTAATGCTAGCTGCTATTGCTAGCTCGTCTACTGCTACCTGGCTACTGTAAGTCTCCAGGACGGCTATACCGATCTTGCCATCCGGCAATACTTGGCCCATAGTCAAACTTGCATCTCTTTTGCTAGGGCTAACGTCAAAGGCAAAAACTGTAAGCGGCCCAGGTGACATTTTAAGCGTAATATCGCTGGCATCCTCTACAGAGCCATGAGGCCAGGGTGATTGAAGGCTATCTATCCATTGTGACAAACTTTCTGTGCGAAACTGTTCTACGCTTTGTGTAGTCAAAGCCTCAGCTAAAGCCGCCTCTGTAATGAGTATGCCAAGCGCAGGGTTCGCAGCGGCCCACCCTTTTTTGTCTGTCAAAGCTGCAAACTGTGGCGCGCTGTACTCGTAGTAACCTAAAGATGCCGGTGGATGGCTTAGGCAGCGTTCTCGTAGATCGTTAAGCGTTGTGCTAAAGGCATCCCCTGCGTTACTGCACAATAGGGTTTGCGAGTTAGGCCGGGCGCGTGTGATCGGCATAGCTGCGCTGTAAGCCAGCTCGTCAATCTCGCGCAGCTCGTCAATAAATAAAAAATCTGCCGTAGAGCCTCGGCTGCTGTCTCTAGTTGCCGCCTTGACGTCAAGACGTGCGCCGGACTTTAGGATTATGGCCTCTGCGCCGTTGGTATAGCGGACTTGTTTAAGTTGTGCTTTCAGCTCAGGCGTCTGCTCTATGGCGTCTACGATCTCTCTAAAAGTAGTAAGTGCCATAGCGCGAGCCGAGCTAATAATGACGTGGTTACGCTCGTTAAACAAAAACAGGCCAGCTAGTACACGCATCCGCGCCAAATGGCTTTTGCCGTTTTGCCGGGCGCATAAAACTAAGTTTGTCTTACGTATGAATTGCTTATTTTTGTCTACTGTCAGCATGTCGGATAAGACGTAGCGCTGCCAGGGTAAAAGCGGCGCATTTATAAGCTCTGCAAGCTGTGCAACCTCATCTATCCGGCTTGGCCCTTTAAGCGGCGTGTTTTGCAAGCGCGGCTGAGTTGCCCCAGTTCTAGATCGTGGTGTTTTACTAGCCATTAGTTCAGGTCTTGGCTTGGTTGGCCCTCACAGGGGCCTTGTACGACCTGTACGGCTGTTTTCGGGGATAAAGAGTTTGA